TCTCTGATTGCGACGAGGGGTACCTAGTCGATGTAGAAGGGGTGGGCGCTTTTGGTTACGACGCCCACGATTTGGAACTAATCCCGGCACCCTTCACCATCGAAACCGGCAAGTTCTATCGTACCCGCGATGGGCGCAAGGTTGGGCCGATCGACCATAATGGCTTCGGAGTTTACGGTGCGCCTGAGCACCCGAACCATTGGTACGAAAATGGACTGAGCCTTTCGGGCAACGAACAACTTCCGACGGACCTCATCGCCGAATGGGTCGACGAGCCAGCCAGTAATGACAACCAGCCGGTTGCGGAGCAACAGGCGGGCACCGTTTTTATCGACGCGTCCAAGGCTGGCCCGTCACAGCTGCACTTGGCAAAAGGACGGCTTGTTAAAGTCAACCAAGGCTATGGTTTCGAGTTGGCCCGATATGGCGATTACGTCTGGGTTGATACCGGCAAGAAGCAACCCGTCGTTGCGCATGTCAACGAAATTAAGGAGGCCGCATGACCTCCACCACGTACATCCACACCCGCAACTATGCGCCAAAAGACTACGCCGACGGCGACACTTTCTACGAGCCGGAAACCACGCTCGGCCTTGGTGACCGCTTTCTCTGGGGCTTGGCAGTTGTTGCTGCGCTCGCCTTGACGGTCGGCTTCTACGCATGGGTGCTGGCATGATCTCGTTCGCCACAAAAGCCACGGCTGACATGCCGTACATCGATCCCGGGCGAAAGCCCGGTGTCGGACGCATCTGGCAGTCCTTGGCGCTTGCAGCGTTCGCGCTGGCAATCGCCACGACAATTGCAGCCTTCCTGTTTTGGAACTTGCTGCTGCCGTTCTATGGGCTGCTTTATCTGTGGGGAGGGCACTAATGCCCGTCAGAACTCCACGCGACAACTACGCAGCCGCCCTCACAAGCCCACCTGCATGGCTTGTCGGCTGGCTCATACTTGCGGCCGTCATCGCCGCAATCGCACTTACCCACCACACCTACTGAACACGAGGAGACCTATGGCTCTATCTCTTTCAAGCCTGAAATCCAGCAAAAGAGTGGACCCGCCAGTGTGCCTGATTTACGGGCCAGATGGCGTCGGGAAGACCAGCCTTGCCGCTGAGTTTCCAGATCCGCTTTATCTGCCGACAGAAGGCGAGCGCACGCCGTCGGACATTGAACTGCCGACGCCTGGCACAATCGAATCCTTTGACGATCTTCTGAATGTTTTCAGCGAACTCCTAACGGAAGATCATGATCGCAAAAGCGTAATCGTCGATAGCATTGATGGGTTGGAACCGCTTGTCTGGCGAGCGACGGCCGCCCGTCTTGGTATTAACAGCATCGAAGATGCTGGATTTGGTCGGGGATATGTAGAGGCGGATACGGAGTGGAATGAGTTCCTTTCTGCAGTTGGCGCGCTATCCCGGGCTGGGCTCTATGTCGTGATGCTCGCCCACCCGGAAATAGTGACCTTCAACAGCCCCATCACAGATCCATATTCGCGATACACCATCAAGGCTCACAAACGGGCAAGCGCATTGGTTCGAGAAAAGTCCGATGTTGTCGCATTCATGAACCACCGCATCACCCTCAAAGAGAAGGATGTTGGCTTCAATAAGAAGGTTAGCCATGCCGAAGGCGGCAAGGAGCGACAGATTCACCTGAATGAGGCGGCGGGTTTCGTAGCGAAGAACAGGTTCAGTATGCCTGACACCATACCTTATCGAAAAGGGCAGGGTTTTTCTGAGGTTGCGAAGTTCTGGCCGGTTGCCAACGACAATGATCAGAGGGAGGCGGCGTGATGGAAAAAGCTCTAGCTGGCCTTGTCGCAATCGCGGCCATTCTTTTCTTCGCACCGCTGATCGGCGTTCTCGGTGGCGCGTTTGTCGGCTGGGTTGTGGGCTTGTTTTTCGCAGAAACAATCCACGCCTTCCTTGCCGCCGTTGGCATCAACGCGGCGGGCCTGACGATGTGGCAGATAGGCGCTTCGCTCGGTTTCATCGGCGGGTTCTTCCGCCCGGCCATTCATCGGGCGAAGGCGTAAACGCCCAAACCCCAGCGCAGCTTCTTTAAGTAAATAACGTCGCTCCGCTGCGGACGGAGCGCGCGGAGCGACGGCGCAAAGTAATCCTCCTCCCCTGATTACTTACGCAGCTGCGAATTACCATGAGAAGAAAATGGTTAATAGTTAAACATCCGTAAGAATTACCATTCAACCCAACCACAAGCACGAGGATTTTATAGATGGCCAGACTTGGCTCAACATTTGATGCGACCAAACACGACACCACGCAGTCCGATTACTCGGAACTGCCGAACGGCGACTATGAGCTGGAAATCGAGGCCAGCGAAGTAACCGCCACGAAGGACGGCACGGGCACCATCCTGAAGACGACGATGGTCGTTATTCGCCCGGAGGAGTATGCGAAGCGCAAACTTTTTAACAATTACAACCTCGAAAACAAAAGCACTCAGGCGCAAGAGATCGGCCAGCGTCAGTTCGCCAGCCTTTGCCGGGCAATCGGCGTTTCGGAAGTCGAGGATTCCGAAGAACTGCACTTCAAGGCTTTCACGGCAAAAATCGGCCTCGGCAAGCCCTCCAAGGATGGCCAGTATCCGGCCCGCGCCGAGATCAAAAAGTACTACTTCCCCGATGAAGGTAACGTACCCCAGCCTTCGATCGACGCCAACCAGCCTGTAGCGCAGGCTCGTCCGGCCAATGACAACCGACCGGCTGCAGCAAACAGCAACAATCCGGCGCCAGCAGCTGCTGCGGCAGGCAAGAAGCGACCTTGGGGTTGAGCCAACCCGCTACTGGCGCGAAAGCGCCGGTAGCAACCACCGTACCGAACCAAACACGAGGAGACTTTGATGAGAGTCAGCATTGACCGCTCACAGCTCGCGCACGCCTTGGCAACCGTTACGCGGGCTATCGAAAGCCGCAATTCAATTCCTATTCTCGCCAACGTTCTCTTGGCGGTCGAGGACGGGCAGTTGCGCCTGACCGGCACCGATCTGGATGTGGAGATAACGACCAGTCTGCCGGTGCTCGACTGCCAGCCCGGTAGCGTGACCGTTCCCGGCAAGATGCTAGCGGATATCGCAAAGCGCGCGACAGGCGACATTACCCTTGAGCTGGATGCAGCTAGCGTTGGAGGCCGCCTTACCGTCGCGTCGGGTCGCAGCCGGTATAAACTCGACGTTTTGCCCGCCGAAGACTTTCCGTCCTTCAGCGCAGGGAAGTTCGACACAACCCTTGAGCTGGATCTGGCTACGCTTGTTGCGCCTTGTGTGCACTGCATTTCGACGGAAGAAACCCGCTATTACCTCAACGGCGTTTATCTGCATGCTGTCGACGGTCGTTTGGTTGCTGTCGCAACCGACGGGCACCGGCTTATGCGGAATGTCGGCCCTGCCGGTGGCTTGGGTTACGGCGTGATCCTGCCGCGCAAGTTGGTCAGTCTACTGCCGAAAGGCGCTGTTACGGTCGAACTGTCCCAGAACAAGTTGCGCGTCACGTCTGGCTCGACGGTTATCACGAGCAAGCTGATCGACGGCACTTTCCCTGACTATGTGCGCGTCATTCCAACCGGCAATAGCAACGTGCTTACCGTCGACCGGCAGGCTCTCATGAAGGCTGTCGAACGTGTCGCTGCTGTTGCGGACGACAAATCGCGGGCCGTGAAATTCGCCGTCGGCGATGTGCTGCGACTGATGCTGGTTGACAAGGCTAGCGATGAAGTTTCGATTGAGTTCGAAGGAGAGCCTTTGGAAATCGGCTTTAACGCCCGGTACGTCAACGACATGCTTGGCGCGTTGGATGAACCGAACGTGCGCTTTGCACTCGGCGATGCAGGCTCGCCAGCCGTCGTCAAAGGCGAGGGCGAGTGGACTGCGGTCTTGATGCCGATGAGGGTCTAAGCATGGTAGCGACAATCCCCGAAACCGCAATCTTCAACGCCATTGAATATGCGCTGCGCCATGAAGGTGTGACCGAAATCGCGTTTTCAGAAGATGGCGAATACGAAGTCGAAATCCACGAGGCGTCCAACCTGATGCCGTTCGTCAAATGTCTGTTGCGCGAGTTGGAGGTGATTACGTGAAAATCAGCATCGAGTGGCTTGGCGACACTCACGATTGCGAAACCTGCGGCCCGTCCTGGGCTGAAGGCGCGCGCGTCTATATCGATGGGCTGCTTGTACTGGATTTGCAGCCAAGCGCCCACTGTTACGATGGTGTGTCTTACCAAGAAGATGACGTGTACCGGCACATTCTGGAGCACCTCGGCCATACCGTGGAGGACTACCCAGCATGAACAGCATCTTCATGGTCATGAAGCAGGTATCGCCGGACACCGCGAGGCCATATCGCGTCATCGAGACATACCCAACTTCGGAGGGAATGCGTTCACGTATCGTCTCTGGTGCGTTTAGCACGCAGGAATTGGCACAGCAGTGGGTGGAGCATTTGCAGGAAGGCGGGGAATCCTAATGGCACCCCTCCCAAAAGCTGAATCCAGCACCGTCCGCGCCATTTATCAAGCTTACGAGGCCGCCAACGAACAGCGAGACGGGAAGACAATTCCCGCCTCGCAAGTGGCGGAAGAATGCAGTCGAAAGCTGTTCTTCGATTTCAGATGGACCACGCCGCATGAATTCATCCCCGGTCGAACGCTACGCATCTTTGAAACTGGTAACCTTGAGGAAACACGCTGGATTGAGAACCTTCGCATGATCGGGTGTGAAGTCGTTGATTATGGCCCAGACGGGCGGCAAATCCGCGTTGATCTCTGCGACGGTCATGTCGGTGGGTATTTGGATTCCGAAATCCTTGGTCTGCCAGAGGCCCCGCGCACGTGGCATGTCGGTGAAATAAAGTCGCACAACCTGAAAAGCTTCACGGCGCTGAAAAAGGAAGGCGTTCAGAAAAGCAAGCCGCTCCATTTTGGGCAGATGCAAATCTACATGCATGCGCGTGGGCGCGACAGGGCGATATATCTCGCAGTCTGCAAGGACAACGACGAGCTTTACACCGAACGCGTCCATTATGACGCGACATACGTAGCGCGGCTTTTGGCAAAGGCCGAACACATCATTCATGCCAACGATCTACCGCCGCGTATTAGCGATAATCCTGAATTCTTTTCGTGCAAGTGGTGCAAACACCACTCGATTTGCCACGATGGCGCTTGGCCGCGCACAAACTGCCGGACGTGCATTTTCAGCAGCCCGGAGCCGGGCGGTGTTTGGTCCTGTGGCAGGTTCAACAAGCCATTGTCACTGGCCGAGCAAAGCGAGGGATGTCCTGCTTTCCTTACGTTACCGTGCTTGGTTCCAGGAGTTCAGACAGACTGTGACGAAGAAAACGAAACCATTACCTATACCCTTAAGTCTGGTGAGGTGTGGACGGACGGGGCAGGTGTTAACCCCTGCCAATGATAACCATCCGAAGTACATGGGCCCGCATCTGCAAGACCGAAATATGGCGTTAGAGGTTGGTGCAAAATACTACTACACGGGGGTAGCGTGTATTCATGGCCATATGGCGCCAAGATCAGCTTCCGACGGCAAGTGCACGGTATGCAAATGGCTACAATGGGAAGCAAACCGTAGAAAAAAAGGAAAGAAGCCCTTTGAACCAAATTGGAAAAAGGCCGACGCGCAAGAACTAGGTGATAAGTTCTTTCATGGGGATACATGCCCACACGGCCATAGCGGTATGCGCTGGACGCACAATGGGGCGTGCGTTGAGTGCACGATCAATGCAGCAAGGAAATTTCAAAACACTCCAGAAGGCATAAAGGCAAGAAAACAGTGGCGCTTCGACAATCCAGATAAGGTTCGAGAATATAACAGAAACTCAAAAGCCAAAAGAAAGGGCGCAGAAGGAACGCACACAGCACAAGACATACGAGATATCCTGACTAGACAAAAATACAAATGCGTTGAGTGCGGGGTGTCTGTTCGGAAAAAAAGCAATCGCCACGTTGATCATATTATGCCGATTGCCCTGGGCGGAACAAACTGGCCATTTAATCTTCAAGTGCTGTGTCCGTCCTGCAACCTTTCAAAAAATGCAAAACACCCACTCGAATGGGCTAGAGAGAAGGGGCGATTAGTTTAATGCTAACCTTACGCGATTATCAACGCGCCGCTGTTGACGGCCTTTACGACTACTGGCGCGAACAACCCGGCTCTCCTCTTATCGTGCTTCCGACGGGCGGCGGCAAGAGCCTAGTGCTGGGCACGATCTGCAAGGAATTGATCGAAGGCTGGCCCGACATGCGCGTGCTTGTCGTGACGCATGTTCGCGAGCTGATCCTGTCGAATTACCAGGAGCTCCTGAACATTTGGCCTTTCGCGCCCGCTGGAATCTTCTCTGCTGGTGTAGGTCGGCGCGATGCAAAGGCGCAGATCGTCTTCGGCGGCGTGCAGACCATCGCAAACAAGGCGGAACAGATCGGTCACATCGACGTTGTCTTGGTCGACGAGGCTCACTTGATGCCCAGAAACTCCGAAACGCAGTATGGCAAACTGATCGACGGCCTGCGCGCCATCAATCCTGACCTAAAGCTGGTCGGTCTCACGGCCACGCCTTATCGCTTGGGCGAGGGGCTTTTGACGGAAGGTGACGGCGCGCTTTTCGACGACATCTGCTTTGAAAAGCCGATCGGCGAAATGATCGAGGAAGGCTATCTCTGCCGCCCGATTTCCAAGGGGATGGCAACGGCATTCGATCTGTCTGGCGTCGGCAGGCAGGGCGGCGATTACAAGCAGAACGCGCTGCAGGCGGCAATCGACAAGGACGACATCACTGCCTCGGTGGTCGACGAGATTGTAACGTATGGCGCGGCCTCGGGTGCAGAGCGCAAGGCTTGGCTATGCTTTTGCAGCGGCGTTGAACATGCCCGGCATATGCGGGATGAAATTCGCAGCCGGGGCTTTAGCTGTGAAACCGTGACCGGCGACACTCCAACCGGTGAGCGCGACCGCATTCTTGCTGACTTCAAGGCAGGCAAGATACGCGCACTTACGAATAACTCGGTACTGACAACCGGCACGAACCTGCCGATCATCGATCTGGTCGCGTTCTGTCGCCCAACCTTATCAGCGGGCCTTTATGTCCAGATGGCGGGGCGCGGTCTGCGCCTCTATCCCGGCAAGGAAAACTGCCTGTTTCTGGACTTCGCTGGCGTCGTTCGCAAGCACGGCCCTATAGATGCGGTCACGCCGCCCGGGATGAAGAAAGGTGACGGGGAAGCGCCCGTGAAGCAATGTCCGCAAGATCCTGACGATCGTGGTCTAGTGGGCTGCGGCTCGCTAATCCATGCGTCGCTGCACACCTGCCCGGATTGCGGATACGAATTCCCGGTCGATGAAACGCCGAAGATATCAGCGCAGGCCGAAGACGTGCCGATGTTGTCAAAAGACAACACCAGCACACGTCAGGTGGAACGGCGCACCTTCGCATTCCACGAAGGCAAGGGCGGCAAGCAGGACAGCGTGAAGGTGTCTTATTGGGTTGGCATGTCGCCAATCAACGAATGGCTAGGCCCAGCCCATACCGGCTTCTTTAAGTCGAAGTCTGACAGGTGGTGGCGAAAGCATGGCGGTCATGCACCGTTCCCGAAAACCGTGCTGGAATTCATGGAGCGCCAGAATGAATTGCTGCCGACAGATTCGATTCAGGTCAAACCGAATGGGCGCTATTGGGAAGTTTTAGACGCCACACCTGGCCCTCAAGCCATGTCCTCGGATAACGACAATCACACATCCGCTTGCAACGACAATGATCCAAGTTGGATGCGTGAGATTGAAGATATGGACGCAGTGCCCTTCTAGCTAGAATAATAATGAATATTCCTTATAATTCACTTGACAAACTAAGGAAAATTCATTATAAAGGTATGACCATGGAAAACCATGAATTCCGCGCCATTAGAAAGAGGCTTGGCCTCACACAGGCACAATTGGCGACCGTCCTTGAATGGTCGCATCCGGTGCAAGTGTCAGAAATAGAGCGCGAGACAAACCCGAAACCAATTCCCAAGCATGTAGCTTTGTTAATGAGGGCATATGACGAAGGATATCGACCAAAAAACTGGCCTGCCATCGACACGTAAACAGGCGAAAGAAATTGGTGCGCAATATTACTTTACGGGAAAACCTTGTATTCGCAATCATATATGTAATCGTTTTACAAGTAACGGATGGTGTTCAGAATGTGCAAAAGACGACACAAGGTTAGCCGCTCGCCAACGTAGAGAGAAAAATATAGAAGAAGTCAACAAAAAGCAAAAGGAGTGGCGAAACAAAAATCCAGAGAAAGTAAAATGGTACAAGCAAGAATGGGATTCTAAAAACCCTGAAAAAGTAAAATCTAAATATATGAACTTTCTAACCAAGAACCCAACTTACGAAAGAGATCGATCACGAGAACGAAGGAAGGCAGAAACGCCAGAGGACAAGAAGGTGCATTCCGTACGAATGGCTCAGTGGCGGTCATTGAACCCGGACAAGAATAAAGCGACAGCCAAAAGGAGTAGCGAGAAGCGGCTATCTACTCCGCGAGGGAAGATGGATGCAGCTATTCGGAACGGCATAAACGCCACTATACGAAAAGGCTCAAAAGCCGGTCGTAGGACATTTGAAATACTTGGATATACGGTTGAAGAATTGACCGATCACCTTGAAAGTCAATTCAAGCCAGGAATGACTTGGGAAAACCATGGCCGTTATGGCTGGCATATAGACCATATTATCCCATTGGCTGCCTTTAACTATGAAACACCTTACGATTTAGACTTTAAACGTGCATGGGCGTTGGGAAATCTACAACCCATGTGGGCCGAGGATAACATTCGCAAGCACGCAAAACTTGACGAGCCCTTTCAGCCTTCCCTTGCGCTGGCCGTCCAAGAGAAAAATGTAGCCCATTAACAGGATGCGCCGCGAGGCGTGTTAACTTACCTGCCGGACTAACCAACCAACCACCGAAACACGAGGAGCAATAATGACGGACAATTACGACCCGTATAACCCGGCGCCTATTGGTCACAATAGACCGCCGCTTACTGCGTACGAGACCATCAAACAGGAAATCGAAGACCTGTTCGATGAGGCTAAGAATTTCGCGGACGGCGAAGCGATCGACAGCCAGGCAATTGCCGACGCGATCACCGAACTGCACAACAAGTTGCATGAGGCCGGGAAGCGTGCGGACGAGGCTCGCAAGGATGAAGCCAAGCCACATGACGATGCGAAGGCGGAGATACAGTCTCGTTATAACCTGCTGATCGGCAATACGAAGTCGGTCAAAGGCAAGGTCGTTCTTGGCAAGGAAACGTTGCAGGCCCTGCTGACGCCATGGCGCAATAAGCTTGTTGCTGAGAAAGAAGCCGCCGCACGTGCTGCTCGTGAAGAGGCAGATCGCATTGCAGCGGAAGCACAGGAAGCCATGCGAGCCAGCGCAGGCAATCTCGGAGAGCGTGAGAAAGCCGAAGAACTGCTTGCCGAGGCGAAGAAAGCTGACCGATGGGCTAAGCGCGAAGATCGTTCGGCAACCACTGGCACGGGGCTGCGCACTATCTGGCGCTGCAAGTTGGAAGATGAAGGCAAGGCTTTGGATTGGGCATATGGCCGTGCGCCAGAGCGCTTCAAGGAACTGGTGCAGTCTATGGCCGAAGAAACCGTGCGCGCCGGTATGCGTCAGGTGCCAGGGTTCAAGGTCTGGGATGAGAGAGTGGCGAAGTGATGAACATTACAATAGAAAAAATCGTCCGCCACTGGGGTTATGGCGATGCGCCGAACGGATACATACCGCGAAAACTTGATGACCTCATTAATGAATTGATGCAGGCGCGCCTTGAAATCCCGCAAGAGTATTGGGGCGATGCGTATATTGAAGTCGATGAATACGACGGCACACCCAAACTCATAGTCGCATATGATCGCCCAGAAACGCCAGAAGAAACCGTAGCCCGTAAAGCCTCAGAACGCGAACATTGGGAGGGGCAGATAAAAGAGGCGCACAAGCGGGTGGCATATTGTGAGGCTCATCTTGCAATCATCTCCGACAACCCGATTGCTGCCGTGCAGCAATGCGGCGCATCCAGCCTATAACCAACACCCCGCCAGGCCACCAACTGGCGGGTTACCACCACGAAACACGAGGAGATAAGGATGGACGCCTACGCGCGTTTCCTGCAAGGGAAGGTCATTGCCGATCCTGTGACGGGGATGACCGACATTCCGGAACTAAGCCAGACGCTAAAGCCACATCAGCGTGATATCGTGCGGTGGGCTTTGCGCCGTGGGCGCGCTGCTATTTTCGCGGGCACAGGTCTCGGCAAGACATTAATGGAACTGACATGGGCCGAGCATGTCTCGGACTACACAGCAAAGCCCGTGTTGATCTTCGCCCCACTGGCAGTTGCAGCACAGCATATCCGCGAGGCCGCGAAGTTTGGCATAGCGGCGCGTATTATTGCATCGCAGTCGGACGTTGGGCCGGGCATCAACGTCACCAACTACCAGAAGATGGATCATTTCGACCTGTCTGCGTTCGGTGGCGTTGTGATCGATGAAAGCTCGATCCTCAAGTCAACAGACGGAAAGTATCGCAATCGACTGATTGCGGAATGCGCTGCAATACCATTTCGTCTGGCAGCGACTGCCACCCCAGCACCAAACGACTTTATGGAGCTTGGCAACCACGCGGATTTTCTCGGCGTCATGTCATATACTGATATGCTGGCAACATTCTTCATTCATGACGGCGGCGAGACACAGAAATGGCGTCTGAAAGGCCATGCGGAAACCGAGTTCTGGAAGTGGATGGCGTCATGGTCTGTGATGCTGCGCAAGCCTTCCGATCTTGGCTATGACAACGCCGGCTATGATCTGCCACCGCTGACATATGACCAGCATACGGTGAAAGTAGAATATGCGCCGAGCGTCGAGACAGGGCTGCTTTTTCCCATGGAAGCCCGTACGATGCAGGAACGCATTTCGGCGAGGAAAGACAGCGTAGGCGAACGCGTCGCGCTTGCTGCCCGTCTGACGCCGAATGACAGGCCATTTGTATGGTGGTGCAACCTCAATAGCGAAGCTGATGCACTTGCAAAGGCTATACCGGGCGCAGTCAACCTGTCTGGATCAGACAAGGACGACGACAAGGAACGCAAGATTGCTGACTTCCTATCCGGCAAGGCGCGAGTGTTAGTGTCCAAGCCTTCGATCTGTGGCTTTGGCCTCAACTTCCAGCACTGCGCTGATACCGGCTTCGTCGGTCTTAACGACAGCTTCGAGCAGATATTCCAAGCAGTTCGGCGGTTCTGGCGTTTCGGCCAGACGAAGCCTGTGAACGTCCATTTTATCGCTGCCGAAACGGAAGGGGCCATCGTTGCCAATCTTCGCCGCAAGGAAGCCGATGCCGAACGAATGGCGGCTGCGATGGTCATGCATATGGCCGATCTATCCAGCGAGGCGGTTCGTGGCGCTGTGCGCGACAAGCCGAACTACAACCCGCAACAGCCTATGCGAATACCGGCGTGGCTCACCCCCAACGCCGTAGCCTACTGACCGACACGAGGAGAATTTCATGAGCAAGAGACTTACTAACCAGTCTATCGAAACCAAGATTGCGGCGGTGAAAGCCGTCAGCCAAGTCGTCACTGAAAATTACGCCATCTATGAAGGTGACGCTTGTGAACTCATCCGCGGTGTGCCGACAGGAACTGTGCATTTCGGCATCCATAGCCCGCCTTTCGAGGGCCTTTATCGGTTCAGCAATTCCGATCGCGACATTAGCAACAACGACGGCGACGGCTTTTGGGAGCACTACGCATACCTAATTCAAGAGCTGCTACGCGTGACCATGCCGGGCAGAATCCACGCAGTGCATTGCATGCAGTTGCCGACCAGCAAGATCAGGCACGGCCATATCGGCATGCGCGACTTCCGCGGCGAGGTCGTGCGCGCATACGAGGATGCAGGCTGGATCTTCCACAGCGAAGTTTGTATATGGAAAGATCCAGTTGTCGCGCAGCAGCGTACGAAATCCATCCGCCTTCTTCATAAGCAGATCACCAAAGACAGCACGATTAGCGGGCAAGGTCTTGCTGACTATATGCTGATGTTCCGCAAGCCGGGCGACAATCCCGATCCCGTCGACGGGATGTTCGATCGTTATGTCGGTTATGGCAACGAGCCAATGGCATTGGCTGACCGTCTGGCATCTGGTGAAGATCGGGCACGGGCCGAGAAATGGTTCTCGATTGAAGTCTGGCAGCGTTATGCATCGCCGGTCTGGATGGACATTAACCAGACACGCACCCTGCAATATCGGTCGGCGCGCGACGAGAAGGACGAGCAGCATATTTCGCCTTTGCAGTTGGACGTTATCGAGCGTTGCATCGAACTGTGGAGTAATCCCGGCGACGTCGTGCTGACGCCATTTCTCGGAATCGGTAGTGAGGTATACGGCGCGGTTGCTGCCGGGCGTAAGGGTATCGGGTTCGAGCTAAAGCCGTCCTACTTTTCGCAGGCTGTGCGGAACATCGCGGCGCTTGATCACCTTCAAGACAACATCTTCGACGTAGCCAACGACAACAACGCGGAGGCCGCATGAGCCATCCCGAACAATGCCACGTCTGCGCCCGCCACGCCGTAGGCCTCGGCGTGCAAGCAGACCGCGAGCCGATCCGATGGCTATGCAAGGAATGCGCCGACATTGCCGAGCATATCCGGCACCGGCGGCGATTGGACCCGTACGAGCTGCGCGCGCTTGATACGGGCGTCGAAGCGGTGGGGGAGTACTTGCGGTCCATCCAAAAGACCGACCTTAAAGAAATGGACGAGCTCGAAGCACGCATGCTGGTGAAAGCCGCGTGGGAAGGTTGCGGGCGGGGGATGCGGTCGGCTCTAAGTGAAGCTCCATTCTGAGGCCGCCATGACAGCCTATTACAACGAGTTTGACCCGAAGGCGGCGGCTTGGTTGCGCGAGCTAATCAAGGCTGGCCACATCGCACCGGGAGATGTTGATGAACGTTCAATTGTCGATATTCGACCTTCCGACCTTATCGGGTACGCACAATGCCACTTCTTCGCCGGGATCGGCGTCTGGTCTTACGCGCTCCGCCGAGCAGGATGGCCAGATGATCGCCCGGTCTGGACCGGTTCCTGCCCATGCCAGCCTTTCAGCGCGGCAGGCAAAGGAGCAGGGTTTACTGACGAGCGGCACCTATGGCCGCACTTCCACTGGCTTATTGAAAACTGCCGCCCTCCAGTCGTCTTTGGCGAGCAGGTTGCGAGCAAGGACGGACTTAGCTGGCTCGACCTTGTACAAGCTGACCTGGAAGGATCGGGCTACACCAGCGGGGCAGTCGATACCTGCGCTGCGGGCTTCGGCGCGCCGCATATCAGACAGCGGCTCTGGTGGGTTGGAGAAAGGTTGGAACACGCCGAGGGCGTCGGACGGCTCGAACGGCGGGCCGAACCAAGCGGGTGGCGCGCTGACATCGGATGCGGCTTTGGCATCGTGGGTGACGCCCGCTTCGCGGGACTGGAAGGACAGCGGGGCGGACATTCGTCCACGTTCGGACACGGGCAAGGATCGGTTCGACCAGTTGCCGAGGCAAGCGAATTTGGCGGGGTGGCCGACAACAACGACGACGGATGCTCTGCGCCATCCATCTCCGGATTTCACAACTCCGAACATCACGCTGAACCACGCAGCAGCATTGTCGGACGGTCCAGCCCGACTAGCGGCTTCTGGCGAGATGCTGACTGGCTCTTTTGCCGGGATGGAAAGTGGCGGCCTGTTGAACCCATCACATTCCCGCTGGCTCATGGGGCTGCCGCCCGAGTGGGACGATTGCGCGGTTACGGCAATGCAATCGTTGCGCCCGCAGCGCAAGCGTTCATCGAGGTGTACCTAGACACCGAAACTGTGGCCGCCAACGATAACTATCTCAGCAGGCCTGACGTCGCTCTTCTAGCGAGTTAAGCAAATCGCTCAGTTCCTTGGCATCGCGGTAGTTCATTCCTACCGCCTGCCGTACGCCCATCTCGACTGGCTTTTGAACTTTCTGATCAACCACTGACCAGGTGTCGTTAATTCCGTTTGACGCTTTGTATCGTCCGCCGATGTACCGCCCACCCTTCAATGTTGATCTGCTCATCCCAGTCCTTTCAAGGTTCGAATCGATTGAAATCTATGATTACAGACATGGTTAACACATCGCAAGTCGCTGCCGTCGCAACCGACCCCATGCTTGACAATCACTGCAGTGTGGCAGCCTCACGCTGTGCGTAAAGATAATTCAGCAAGTCGGCCAGATCGTCGGCTTGCTCCTCACCCAGTCCAATTTGCCTGATGCCGTTCACTTCCGCAGCGTCGCCCGTCCAAACATCAATTACAGCCCATACGCCGTCGTACATTTCCAATGTGTCGTACCGAGCTTCTGCCATGGCTGTTTTCTCCATCAAAAGGAATTTCATGGAATATACCATCAAAGCCATCCCCACAGAATATGCTGGCGTTAACTTTCGTTCACGCACCGAAGCCCGTTGGGCAGTGTTCTTCGATCTCGTCGGGTTAAAATGGGATTACGAACCGTTCGACCTTGAAGGATGGGCCCCGGATTTCTTGCTGCGCACCAACATCGGCCCCGTACTGGTCGAGGTCAAGCCGGTCGATCTGACAGCCTACGTTGACACTGTAAATAGAGGCAACGCCGATGTTGCCCAGCTATCTTCTTACGACAAAGCACTGGCCCACGCATCAAAGTACCAGGTTCTTTTACTTGGCATGGCTCCCTTGGAAATGAAGGGCGCAGTTTTGCCAATTGGCATCCAAGCTGTTCCACCACGCAAGGCAGAATACTCGTTTGACGACATGCAGGACGCGCTCACGGTCGGAGATGCAGCGTTCGTAACGGACGCATGGCGAAAGGCTGGTTGCGGCACGCAATGGATAATCGATGAACCCGATGTATCCACATCGCAGGTCGTCAGCCGCGCACTTGATCGCGCGCGTCTCAAAGCCGAACAGAAGAGGGCAGCATGAACATGTCCACCGCATCTGATCCGTCACGCGACCTCGCGCTTGCTTATATCGCTGCCGATATCCCGGTTTTCCCATGTCGGGCGAAAGACGAGGAAACCAACGAATTTGACGAAGAAACCGGCGAAATTGTTGTTCTGAAAGCCAAAACACCTCTTTTGAGCAATGGCTTCAAGGGCGCCACGAAAAACCTCCGCGTGACGAATATCCTATGGGATCGCAATCCAGGGGCAATGGTTGGTATTCCGACCGGCGAACAGTTGGGCGCATGGGTGCTCGACGTAGATGTGCACAAGGACGAGAACGGCGAGATTATCGACGGGTTCGAAACTCTCGCCGCCCTTGAAGATAAGTTCGGCCCGCTCCCTAGAACCGCTACCGCTCGCACTGCTGGCGGCGGAGAGCATCGTTATTTCAAATATGTGCCGGGCGTTCGTAACCGGGGCCGCCTTGGCGCCGGTCTAGATGTGCGTGGATCGGGCGGGTATGTTATCGCGCCCGGTAGCATGCTGGAAGACGGCCGCACCTACAAATGGGTCGACTATTCTGGTCCTGGGCTACCGCCGTTGACTGACGCCCCGCAATGGCTTCTGGACCTCGTTTTGCCAAAGGCGCCAACATCGACCGGTGCGGATTATACCTATGACCGCGGAAGCAACGACGCTTATATCGATCGCGCAATTCAACTGGAGCTAGAAGAAACTGCGTCTGTGCCGATGGGCGCTGGGCGCAATAATCGTTTGAACGCAGCGGCGTTTTCACTGGGCACTCTTGTCGGCGCTGGCGCTTGGCCAGAACATGAGGCGCGTCAATTGTTGCAGGATGTTGCGCGTGGGTGGGGCCGTGACTGGGTCAAGTGCTGCAAGACGATCGAAAACGGTCTGTCTGCTGGCATGCGCCAACCACGACAAATTCCTGAACGCTCATTCTACGATGATGACAGCACGCCACCCGTTAGCGTGACCAGCCTTATTGAGAAATATCGCAATCGTCACGACGACGATGTAGATGATAGCGACCATCCAGCGGATGCAGACGAAGCGGCCCCAGAGAGCGACGATGACGATGTTCCAGAATACCAGTTGGAAGCCGTTGCCGATCTGGAAAGCCTGACATATCCCGGCGGGTTAGTTGAAGACATGATTGACTGGATCGTATCGAGCGCGGAACAGCCATCACGCACGCTTGCCATGGCCGCTGTGTTGCCATTGCTGGCATCGTTGGCTGGGGCCCGTTATTCGACTGGTTCTCGTGATACCCGTCCAAATCTGTACACGGTAGCGCTCGCAGAATCGGGCTTCGGTAAGGAGCACGCCCGATCACAGATCAAGCGTATACTCATGGCCGATCAAGGAATATTCGATGCTTATAGCGGCCCTGCGCGCATAATGTCGGCGTCGGCATTGCGTGAGGTATTGGAGAAACACCCGTCGGTCAATTGCCAGATCGATGAGTTCGGTGGCTTCATACGCGATATCACAGACCGAAAGGCAGGTAGTCACCAGCGGGCAATTTCCACTGATCTGCGAGACTATTACTCGGCGTCGTCAACCTTTTTCGAAGGCGCGGCATATCGTGGCGTACCGCCGAAGAGAATTTATAACCCCACGCTTTGCATTCACGGAACTTCCACTCCAGAGCAATTTTGGGCCGCCCTCAGTAGCGCAAGCGCCGAGGACGGATTGCTGCCACGCCTGATCCTGTTTCATGTCACAGGAGAGAAGCCTGAATCCGTAAAGCCGTCCCGTGATGTTCGCGAGGTGCCGTATCTTCTGATGGAGCGTATGGCATCGGTAGCTGGCATTAACGTGGCCGCCAAACGTGGCAATCTGTCTGCGATGAATATTCAAGTGCCGGCGTATGGAGAAAACAAGCCGTACATCGTTCAATGGACACCAGATGCGACCACTCTTTTCAGGTCGGTCAAGGATTCGATTGACGCTCGAGAAAAGCTGCTGGCGTCAGAAGCTCGACCGTTTGCACGACGCATCATTGAAAACGCGATAAAACTTGCGCTGATCGTTGCGGTTGGGAAGGACCCGACGGAACCGGTCATAACTGAAACAGATTTCGAGTGGGCTTCATGTGTAGCCTGGACGTGCGCGGCTACGATGATCGCCGAAGTGACAGATCGATTGGCCGACAATGATCGTGAGGCTAACTATAAGCGCATCGTGGGGTTGATCCGCAAGGCTGGAACGAAGGGTATCACAGAAAGCCGTCTGTTCGATCGTTGCAAAGCAATCGAGGGACGTCGCCGGGAAGAGATATTGAAGGAGCTCTTTCACACCGGGAAAGTGATAAAACAGGAGGCAAAATCCAAGCGAGGACGACCGGCAAATCGGCTTGTCTGGATGGACTGACACGGCGGGGCTTCGGCCCCGTTTTTTTTGTTTTTGGTTGGCCGATTAAAAACCATCCACCGCAGCAATTCTGTCCATGGATTAAATTCGATCGGCGAATTCTGTCCCGGATTTTAATCGGTTCTGGATGGATAAAAATCAGGCCGGAAAAGTTAACAAAATCAATTGGTTAATCTCTATATATATAATAAAATCCATTCATCCACGTATTATATAATAAGTACCTTTTTAGATAGATTCAGGGGGTCTGTATATAAAGGGGTTGCAGAATGGATAATTAATGCGACCGCCGTTTTTCGGCATCTCGATTTTTGCCCGTCCATTAACACCACATTTATTGAGGCGAGCACAATCGCATTGTCTGACGGCCATCCACTTTCCGCTTGACACATTCGTTCGAGACTCATTCCATCTTTCTATCGGGCCACCATCCCGATTCACGCCGCTACCAACGGCATACCGCAATCAACACGAGGAGAAAAACAGATGCGTGACATCTGGTTCATCAGCGATACCCACTTTGGGCATCAGAAAGTTATCCCATACTGCCGACCGCATTTCGACAGTGTCGAGCAGATGGAAGAATGCATCGTCTCCAACTGGAACGATCACGTCAAGCCGCAGGACCTAGTTTACCATCTGGGCGACTTCGCATGGACACCGAAAGACGCAAAGCGGGTTCGCCCGAAACTGAATGGTGCGATCCGTCTGATCGTCGGCAACCACGATGATATTCCTGCACTGTGTGCCGCAGGGATGTTCCAGCGAGTGCAAATGTGGCGTCAGTTCTCGGAGATTGGCGTTACAGCTTCACATGTACCGATGAGGCGGGAGCAAATCAGGCACGGCGCAAAGAATGTTCATGGCCATGTCCACGGTAAGATTGATGGGCTGAACGATTTCCACTTTGATGTGTCTGTAGAAAGCACGAACTACAGGCCAGTTCACTACGACGTTATTGCTGCTTGGGCTGGCATCTCTCATGCCGCGTAAGCCACGCAACCGCACGCGCGCGCCTTCGTCTACAACCGCCACCACCACTCAGATCACACGCATCAACGGCGCCCGCGTCAAGATCACCACCAGCAATGGCCGCGTTACTACAAAACCAGCCTTACCGCTCGAATGGGAATTACAGGCGGCACAAGTAGCCAGCCTGCGCCGCCTGCCCCAATACCAGCGCCAGTTCCTACTGGCCGGGGACATGAACGCCAGCAAGCGTGGACCAAGAGCGCAGGCCCAGGCAATCGCAACAGGAATGACCAGCGGTGAACCTGACCTCCGCATCTACGGCGAATACGGTCGCCTGCTGCTGATTGAGAACAAGGTCGGGCAGGGAAGACTGTCGCCGGCCCAGAAAGACCGCCATGCGGCCCTACAGCGGCTTGGCTACACGGTTCTCGTCATTCGGGCCACCACGACGACAGAAGCCGCTGAGCGGGCCGTTACGGCGGTTCTGGGGTGGCTTACAGAAGAGAAGGGGAAGGCAGCATGAAGCAGAAACTGAAAGACAAATATTTCGCCGCGAATGACAACTGCCCGATCGATGAAGACCAGCATTCATCATCTCCATATGCACGAGACTTGGAACTAAGAGGCTGGCAGACGGCGGCAATTAAACGCCGGGAAGAATTCGAGTTCTATGCAGTCGACGGTGTGTACCTGTCGGATCTTCTGAATGAGGAGGCAGCCTGATGGGAAATGTGATTTATCTGGACCGAGCAGCACGGGCCAAGCAGGAAGCCAAGGCAATGGCCACGCAATTGCGACGCATCAAACAGCGCCAGTCTATCGGAGACCCTGCTGTTCCTGCGAATGATAACGAGGATTTCCCGCTTCTAGCTATCCTCCGTCGCGATAAGCTACACGGCTATATCGAGCTGGTTATGCAGTATCGTCGGCTTGTTGCCGTAGCCGAGGCTGAGCCGCTGAAAGGACAGGATTACGGATACGATGCTGGCCTGCATGCCGCACAGGAAAGCAAGCGCCTAAAGGGAGCCGAAGATGTAGAGGCCGCTGCAGCGCGAAACTGGGAAGGCGGCGTGAAAGGTGGAGAAATCGAGTATTCCGGTAAGCTCCGTAGAAGCAAGGGAGCTTATGCCCTTCCTGCCATGCGCAAGGTGAATGTCAAAGTTGACGCCTACTTCGAGAACGACGATGGCACGGTTCCAATACCCAAGACCGGTAAGACGCCGAGCCTGAGTTTGAAATTTACCGACGATCTGCTGCTCGAGAAAATCGACACAAGACCGATCCTTGCCTATCTGCGGTCAAGGCTCGGGCCGCTTCTCGAACCGTTTGAGGATGCAGTTCTGGGCGGTCAGACGCTAACCAAGATCGGGGAAAATGAAGGCGCTAAGGGTGTCCAAGCCCCAGCGGTCGGACGAGCTCTGGTTCTGCGAGCGCTGTCAGCAGTGCAAGGAGCGATGGACGATCTGGAGCTTCATCCACTGGCGTATCGAAACATCTGGGAATTCCGAGACGTAGCTTAGCCACTTATAAGCCGATCCCCTTCAACTCCCCAATGAGGGGAAGACTACATCAAGGCCGCCATGTGCGGCCTTTTTCATTTCAGTGCGGTTACAAGAGCCGCCCCTGTCGGCATTGCCGGTGGGGTCACTATTCCAGCGCCGTTTCTCCTCCGGCTGCTGGTTCGGCGGGTTGAGCCTATTGCGGTGGGCTCCCCGCCGATGAACCATTCTTAAACTCAAAATCGAACGTTACACCCCAAGGAAATCCGGCTGAAAAGCCAGTCATGGTCACATACGGATTATCTGATAGAGCTGCCCCGAGGTCAGTTGCCTCTTGTATCAGTCCATTAATCTTCTCTTCGTACCACGTCGGATTATTCTTATTGGCTGGCATCGCTTCCTGAATTTCCAAATTCATTTGATTTATCCTCGCTAGAGTTGAAGCAATGAGCTTATTGGTTTGCTCGAGCGACAACTCGTCGGCTGATGCTGGAATTGATGCAAGAATGGTTACGGCTATAAAGATAACGCGTATCATGATGGGTCCTCCGCCTTTTGTTTAAGCATTTATCAAGCGGACGATCGGTTGAGGCTGTCAAGTACCGCAAGCTCTACAAGACATCCCGGTGGCAACGCTTACGTGAGCGACAACTGACCGCGCATCCTTTGTGCGCCTATTGCTTGCAGCAGGAGGACGTCACGCCAGCAACGGTGTGTGACCATGTCAGGCCACATAAAGGCGATGAGGCGCTGTTCTTCGACCCTGACAACCTCCAAAGCCTCTGCGCACCATGCCATGACCGCATCAAGCAGCGTGAGGAGCTCGGTCAGGAGGTTGTTAGGTTCGGACCTGACGGGTGGCCAGTCAACTGACCACCCGGGGGCATCAAAAAGTCCCAAGGCGCGGCAGCCCCGGAC